CATACCTATTCCTCACTTGGTTTCTCATAGTCTAGAGCTCGTGTGCTGTCTGTGATTCCGCTTGTTGTCGGGTCATTGACCAGACCGATAGCAGTCAAGAACACAAATACCGCATTAACAAGCAGAATCAACTTGTTGCCGATATCACCCAAATCTAGACGATATCCAAAGACTGCTGCACCAGCTTGCAAGACAAGCAAAAATGCTGGAATTGCAGTCAGCCAAAAGAATTTATTTTCTAGTCGTAGTTTCCAGTTAATCATATTGTTTCCTTTCTTATGGTAATTTCGTAGGCCAAGGCTCATCTGTCAAGTATGAGATGGCGCTCACACGAATATCTCCAATATCTTTGTTTGTTGGAATGTCTTCGTTAAATGTGAATTGAATGAAATTTAAGTCAGATTTACCGCCTAAGTACCAAATTCCATACGGTCTACCCTTATCGTCATAAGTTGGTCCTACAAGCGAATTTTCGCTTCTAAAACCTTCGGGAATACCGTTAGGATAAGTAACTTTTGCCCCTTTGTCTCCACTGCTATTGTGTCTTACAAATCCAGGTCCATTTCGTCTGCCTACTCCAAACCAACCCCACTGAAGACCTCCGAATTGATAAGTAACAAGATTGTTTACTCGTCTGATTTTAATGAACGAGTTGCCTGCTCTAGAGACACTGTTTAACGTTCTCCAGCCAGTATCACCGATTAGAACACGCCAGCCTGTGTTACCATTTCCGCTCTCTTTTATCCATTTCAGAGCGCCGTTTGTCACATTGACATCTACATAGGTCGTCCCGATTTCAGCGACTATACGACCTTCTGGTGAACCTGTACCACGGATTTCATGGCCTACGTTTTCAGGTAGCGGTAGAGTGACATTATTACCCCCAGCGATGCCGAGGGTATTTCCTGTTAATGTCAGCCTTGGTTCAGGCTTTTGATTCAGGGTTTTAACATCACGACCGACTGCTTGAGCAAATTCCTCAAAATTGCTCATAACAATCACGCTTTCGCTGCATTATACGTTGCTAACAGGTCAACATTGGCAAACTCGTCAATACGACGGCCGAGGTCAGCCAATTTTTGAACGACTGCACCTTCAGTGCTACCACTCATTTTAGCGATTTCCTCAGCGATTTCTTTGAGGGTATCAAATTTTTCAGATACACCCTCACCCAAAATGTCGTTCTTAACAGCAGTTTTGGCTTGTTCAATCAGTTGTGTGACTGTCGCATTGTCAATCTTAGTATCGATTAACTGCTTTAACGCCTTGTAATCCACTCCCAATGCTTGAGCGAATGCAATCCATTTACTTGTATCCATAATTTTCTATACCTTTCCTAAGTTATAGTACGTGAGCAAATCTGGAATTTCCTGACATGCTCCACCTTCGCTTGCAGGTCTTTCTGCAAGTTGTTTTTTTACTTCTTCTGCGATATCTAATTCCTTTAATTTATAGATATCTTCCGTAACCAATTCTTTATCTGAGTCTTCAATTTCAATATAAGTATCTCTATCGCTTGGGAAGATATACCCCCCAACCGAAATTTCTACTCGGTATTTTCCGCTTGGTAGAATACTGTCTAAATTGAAATTGACAGAATGGCTAGTGACGGGAGCAGTTGTCTTCCACCTGCGTTGTCCCTTTGTTAGAGTAATAACCGCATCTTGACCCTCAAACGAGGTCATAACACCGTAATTTTCATCTAACAATTCGAATCCAAAAGTAGAAGACAAATCCCCTTGCTTAATAAGGTCGCCTCCATCAATTCGAGCCAAATTGGTTGTATTAACTCTGCGGTTGTTACAACCCATTCTGCGCCCCTTTCTAATCATCTATTAAGATGCCTTCTTTGATATCCAATTTCTCAAAATCGCTAAATAAACGATCTATGTAGCCATTACCTCCTAGAGTTTTATAGCTTTTATGCATGCTTTCCACTAGGGAGAATTCATCTCTAGAGGTATATCCTCTATTAATAGCCCTTCGCATATCACGGTCAAGGCGCAACTTCATGGTATTTAGATGCGCCTCATCGTGTATTTTTAATTTTTCTTGCACTTCGTCGATTTTGGAATTGCTATCTTTAGCGGTAGTCTGGACATCTTTAATCTGTTTCTTAACATCGGTTAGTTCCGAGACAATTTTATCTGTTTCTTCTTTGGCTTTTTTCGGCAACCGATAGCTTATCCAAGCAATGATTGTTGGAGTTAGCACTGGCATTACGCTAGTGAAAAAATGTTCTATTTTCTCAAAGGCGTCCATAATTACCCCCGTTATTGGTTAGGTGTAACTGTTGTAGCAGAAGGTTCTGAAACTGCAGGAGTCACGGTAGCTGTCGTAGAAACTGCAGCAGCTGATGCGACAGTAGGCTCATTTGGTGCTTTCGGTGCATTAAACTTCCAAGTTGCTAGAACGCCATTCTGGTAAGGTGTTCCTTCAAGTTGAGTAAGGGTTTCTCCTTGATAAGTAAAGGACTGATTGGTTTGAATCAGGATGCGTTTACCTTCTCCGTTAATTTCAGCGTGACTTGGGTCTTCAACCGCAAAGATTGCACCAGGTTCGTAAACTTTACCGACTTCAGCAAGCGGGAAGAGTTCAACCATTTCTTTATAGGTCGTGCCGTAAGAAACTTTCTCACCCATGATTGAATCTTGAGCCATCACTCGTACCACCTTATTAATGCGATTCGCGAGTGCTTCAAGATCATTCTGCTTCGCTTCTGTTTGAGTCGCTTTCTGCTCTGTCTCAGCCAATTTCTGTTCAGCCTGCTCCAATTTAGCTTGATTTTCTTGCAGTTTAGCTTGATTTTCTTGCAATTTAGCTTGCGCTTGTACGATAGCACTTGTTGGGTCTAACTCAGTTCGTAGCACATCTTTAACTGCTTCAATGAGTGTTTCATCCGTGTCGCCAAGGCGGTCACCGTCAAGCTCACGAGTGAAAAAAGTTAACGGCTTGTCACATTGAATAGAGACTTCCGTCTTGCCAACTCTAAAAAATTTATTTACTAATACAAATTCCATGTTATCTTCCTCTTCCGTAATATAAAATGTTACTTCTTCTGTTTGCGATCATTATAAAGTTATCTCTATCAGTTGGGTTTTTAAATGTAATCACTTCATCATAGTAATTATCCACTCGAGTAGTCCAACCCGCATCGTAATCAGTATGTGAGCGACGTTCCTCTGATGTAACTTTTGATGGGAAAAATGTTTCAGTTTCAACTTTAATCATGACTACTCGTTCTAAAGTTTCTTTGTTATATAGTTCAGGTCGTTTATTGGTACTATATCTTTTGGCTTCTGTACTACCAACACTATTCCAATTACCATCATTATTAGTACCAAGCAATATATATTTATTTTTCTCCCACACCAATTTATTTCCCACATATCTTTGGACAATTTCATGTCCACCGACATAAATCCCTTCTCTTGTAGCCATAGTATCACCTACTCGTACACATCATAGATTGTGTTGGGGTCTTTGGTTGAGAGAGTATTGTATTGATATTTAGACCCATACCAATACTTCATTTGTTGATTCCCGTTCTGGTTAATCAGCTTGTTAGCTACTACTTCGGACGGTGTGCTTGGAATCCCAAGCGCTGACCTGTTGACTCGTAAAACACCCGAACTATCGACTGTAAGAGTTGAATTATCAGGTCGCACAACCCCAGCCTGCCCACTCGTTGCCGTCTTAGCTTTCAACACACCATTTGAAACCTCTGTCGTCTGATTATCCGGTCTGACGATACCGTTTGAGTTTGATGTAGCTACTGATATAGCTGATTGTGGTGTTGTAAATGTTCGTTTCAAAGTGGATACAGGTACTTTCTTCAATCCTGCCCCACTGTGAACTAGCACTACATCTCCGTCCGATACGTTGGATAACGTTGGCAAATCAGTAGCTTTCCTAACTTGGTTGCTCATAATTACCATTCATCTATTCCTCCCTTTCTACTATTTGGTATTTCCAATCCGCTACTACTAAATTGTTGTTTTCGTCACCTAGCAACACATTAGCATTATCTTCAGCTTTGATTGGTATATAGAACGCATTCTGTAGTACCATTTCTTCTAGCAATGACAATCGTTGTTCTTGCTCGGCGACTTCTCTTTTTGTAGCTTCATGGTCTGTATAACTGGCTTGCCTTACATTGTCTACGTTACCTAGCCCCACTTGTTGTTTTGTAACATTGTGTGGGTTGTTTCGGTTGTTGATGTGACCAGTTAGGTCAACTTTCTCAGCCTTGCTTCTGGTGAACTCGTCAATCTTTTCAGGCAGACCGTCGATGTCTGCAACCTTGTGCCTGTGACTTGAATCGGCTTTCCCATTCCAGCGAGTACGCTCTTGGTCAGAAACGTGACGGGCAGTGTCTCTAATATGATTATCGATATTGGTTTGTAGCTTTTTTTCTGTCGCCTTCAGTTCAGGGACAGTTGCATAAACCAAGTCAGTCGCATTGTATTGGATGGTAATCTGACTATTCTTGCTAATAGTTGTATTGAAGTCATAATCTCGATATACATAAGCAGATGTTTTGGGAGGAATCACATCCCCCTGCTCCGCCCAAGTATACATGTACATGAACTCTTCATGATTCCCACGTTTTGCAAACACACCGATTTCATTGATAATCATTTCACGCTCAATCCGTGAATTATCAAACCTCGCTGTGAGACGAATCGTATCAGCGATATCAGTCGATAAAGACTGCGTGACTTGCAAAGAATGAACTATTTGAGCTACGTCATTCTTCTTGCCTGTGTCCGTCCGATGTCGTCCGCTCCCCAAAGCTATTCGAGTGAAAACCAGTGGTTCTCTATTTTGAATTGCTAGAGCCGTTTCGCTGATTGCTTTATCGGTCACAATAGGCTGGATAAAATATCCCATTTATTTCCTCCTATTCAAATCGAACTGAACGAATGTCTCTGAATGTGTGAGCCCCAATATAAATCGCGTTCATCATAGGTGCTTCAACTGAGAATTGAATTCCTAAATGAGCAGGAATCAACTCACGCACATACTTTAAAAAACGGTTCAAATATCCGGTCGGTAGTTCTCCTAAAAATCGAATATGTACCGCCGAACCCTTGACCGTTACTAAATTATTGACATTCGTAAAGCTCTTTGTAATTTTTTGTAAACTCAATGAGTTTATTTTTATTTTGGAAGAAATTAAAGTGATTAGATACCGCCTCCGTTCTTCCAAATCAATTGTTTTCGGTTTTACCTGCAAAGCTTTTTCCCAACGTGTTATCCAGTCTTCGGTCGCTTCTGGCAACAACATCAATCGTCTGGTATCAAAGATTAAGTCTGTAATCAATTCCAGCTCCGGAATCTCAGTTTCAAACAAATCATTAATGGTTGGATCTAAGACCTCTGGCAAAGCCGATAACATACGATATCTAACTTGTGACATTGATAGTTACCTCCGCTAGTTTCGGAAGCATGTTGGTAGAAAGCTCAATACTTTGTTCCCTGTCATTCAACAAAATACGGTCCACATCTCGAACCCCGTTAAGTCTGTCAATGATTGTGGCAACTTTATAGTTCCGAACCTCTTTCTCTTCAAATGCTTCTTCACGTAAGTATTTAATGAGTTGAACTTTCGCCTCGTGCTTGATGGTTTCAATATCTACATCTTCATCAATCTTGATCGTTGCGGTAATACGCACGTCGTAGCCACTTACAGACTGCACAGTCACATAAGCACCAATCGGAGCTACGCCTAAACCGTGGCCACTCGGTTCAGGATCCAAGTAATTCTTGAACTTATTTACCAGCTCTGAACTAGCTTCGTTACCGTCAGCATCTGTAATAGATACACGGACTGTATTTTCGCCTTTCCAGAGTGGCTCTACCAAGGCCGAACCAACACCAACAAACTCACTTGCCCATTTCTTGTATTGGGCAATGTTTCCGTTTAAAGTCGGTGTTTTAAGATACTCAATGGTCCGTTTACGGAGTTGTTTATCCGTCTCTTCGTCTTCTCCTACGACGATAACAGAGCCGATTTCTGCCCCTTTAAAACCATTCAACACATCAATGTTGATGAGTTGACCTCTTACATAGTTAGGTGCATTTCCGACTTGTTCAGCTACTACACTATACTCAAATCCAGAGCGGCGTTCCAAAACACGGAAATTATACTCACTATTAACCACACTGAAACGAGTCCCAAGTGGGATTTCCTGTTTGAATTGAACCAATCGAACCGATGCCGTAGCTGGCAAGCGTTCAACTCCGAACTGCCTACATAAACGAGTTAGGAAGATTCCTGTACTCGTATCTAAAAAGTTGACTTCCTCATACGATTTTAAGACCGTATACTGAATGGCAACTTCTCGAGCTGCAGGCGCAACTAGATTGTACAAGACAGAGCCTTGTCTTTTATCATACTTATCATCAAACAAGGCCAGCATATCCTCTAAAATTTCTGGATATGTTTTTACCTTTATCATCGTTTCACCTCCAAATCCATCTCAAATGTTCCAAAATCACTGTCAACCATAAACTGCACATAAAACTCATCTTTCTTTACCTTAGTAGAAAAAGAATGAGCCTCATGAATCCTATCGTCTTCATATAAGGCTTCTTTTATGCGCCGTGCGATATCCATTTGGGCATAATCCATATCCCCACCAAATAAAACATCTAACTCTACACCGTACCGATGGTCATAAATCGTATAGATGAACCGTTCAGTTGTCAGCATGCGTCTGATTGATTGCTTCAGAGCATGAATGCCATCTGTTTCTAACAAGATATTGGTTTCATCTAGTGTTAAGCTAGGCTGTTTCTTAGCTTCTACAACATTTTTTGCGATGTTTAAAAAGTTTGTTTTAGGAGTACTCATTCATCAGAACCTCCTTTCACTTTGCGCTTGTAGTGGAAAATCTTCTTGTACAAGACATAATAAAACCCTCCACCATCTTGTCTGATGAGATGAAGGGTTTGACCTACGTACTCAGGATCCAATGTTTCATCGGTCCATGTGACAGCAAGCATGGAATCATCTAAAATCAACTCATTGGTTAATTGGATTTTGAGCGGAGAAACCGATAAAACAACACCAGTCGTTATCTTGGCGAACTGGCGATTTTCAATGAAATTACTAATCAATTTCTTTAGATTTTCTATTACTTCCATCTACTCACTTCCTGCCATGAATAATTTAATTTCCATCGTGTGCTTTTCTGCACTGAAAGAATGATTTGCCTCTTCAATGACATACCACCCCTTCTTCTCAATATCCTTAACATCCACATAGACTGCATGACCTGCTAAAAAGTCAATACTTCCAATATCAGCTTTTAGACTGAACGTTTCTTTGGGACGGTTTTTCATCTTCAAGAGCATTTCGCCCCATTGCTTTATTTGCCCCTCAGTCGCTTTCTCATCCACTTTTTTCATGTACTGGAGTTTTCCCCAAGCACCGATGTTGTAGCTGTCCTGATAGATGTAGACCTCTCTCTTTTTGGTTTCTTTGTTCTCTTGGATCAAGCGGACAATATTAGCACTATCCTCAATCGAACCTTCAAACTCAAAGCTAGACATAAAGGATTCATTCCCGATAATGTACTGGATTGGTAAGTTTTTCGGAGTCGTTAGTGTCAACTCTCCGAACTTGTCATACAAAACCAGCAATTCTCCACTTTGCACCAAGGTCTCGTCCATGGCCTCTTGGATAATATCCAGAGCCTTCTTATCCTCCTTTAGTTGAGGGGATAAGGTTACGGCTGGGGCTTTTAGTTCCCCAATCTTCAAATCAAAATCTCCTGCGATTGCCGAGACGATTTGATTGACGTTTTTATCCTTGGCAACAAAATTGATATTGCGTAGTAAGTACTTTATCTGATCATGGAAGGTCAAGGTTGTTTTAGTATCTTTTTCGTACTTGATTTTCGTCAAATAACCAAAGAATACCTCTTTATCATCTAGCTTGAAAGCAAGTGGAGAACCATATTCAAAAGCTACTTTTGTAGAATTGTACAAGGTAATCTCCACACTCCAAGCCGACCCTTTTCTAGTTGTCTTGAACTCAACCTTATCAGACACAGTTGCTAAATCCCATGTATCTCCAGTTTTATTGTTCTGATAGAATAATTGCATCATGGTATCACAAACTCCTGTCCAGGATAAATCCAATGAGGGTCTTTGATTTTGTCTTTGTTGGCTTCGTAAATTTCAGGATATCGGCTGCCATCTCCGTAAAAAGTTTGAGCAATCCCCCACAGAGTATCACCACTCACAACCGTATGGCTTTTTTGAGCAGGTTTCTCTGTTGTGGCACTACGTTCTTCAGTAGCTTTTGCCTGCGGTTTCTTTTTCGTAGCCTCAAGCGCTTGCTTATCTTTGATGGTGACCTTTCGTGGCTTATGAGACCGATACTGTAAGAACTTAATCTTATAAATCAGGTCATTTTCATATCCTGTCTTGGTAGAGACATCAAACTGTTCCACTAGAAATTTCCCGTTAATAGCAGAACCAAAAGCACCCCCAATCATTAATTGAATAGGAGTGCCTTCCGTCTTAAATTTACGAATAGATGATACAAAGGATTCTGGAGAGACACGGCTATTCCGTTGGTAGTTTCCGTCATATCTTCCACTAGGAATAAAGGATTCAAACTCAATCGATTGAAGCTCTGGATTTCCGACAAGCGGAACGTTACCAGTATCGATGATAGCGACTGTCTCAATTCCTTGTTTGTCCTCCAGTTTGATTTCTTCTGGATTCACTGGCAATTTAATGCCTTCAATAAATATAAACATCTGCTACCTCCTTCCTAGTAGGCCATGAGTCCATCAGCGCCATTGTTCAAAGCATCTACAATCGTTGCATTCAAATCATCCAATACATTGGCATACTGACCAGCGTTGTTAATAGAGTCGATGTTGGTAACAATCTCTGGTTTCAAGGTAATAAAGTTCTGTTGCCACTTCATTGTCGCAACGTCCTTAATCAACTTGATGTATTCATCGTCCAGTTTGATTTCATCTTCAATCTTGCCGACTTTGTCTAATTTACCACCAGTAGGGTTGTGGCCACCGCCACCGCCTTTTCCTCCTTCGCCTTGTCCAGGAGCTGAACTTGCTGGACTGAGTTCGTAAGGTGTCTTTCCTTGGTCGCCCAAGAAATTATTTCCTGCGCCATTGCTATCGCCAGCACCTTTGAAGAAACCACCAACAGCCTTATCGATACCTTGACCAAAATTGTAGCCATTAGCGAAGGCTCCAAGAACGCTCCCTCCCTCTAAATAACCAATTTGCGGAGCGTCAAGGTGTGGAGTGCTTAAGCTGGACTTATGTTGTTTCAGACCATCTGCCAGATGCAAACCGTCAAAAGTCTTCTTGACAGGTTTTTCCATACTGTCAATGGCGTTAGCGATATCGCCAGCAAAATTCGTTCGACCGAGAGAAACTGTTCCAACAGCGCTCAGATTTAGACCAAATCCATTCAAGAAGCCAATCATCTTATTAAAGCCACCCAGAACAGAGTTAATCATGCCCTCGACTGCACCGATAACACTATTAACCATGTTATCTACAAACCCAGCGATAGCGACTGCCATTCCTCTACCACCTTGAGCTATATCATACCAAGCGGTTTGGCAAAAGAATACCATCTCATTCCAGAGGTTAATAGCTCCCGTCACAAACCAGTCAATGAAGTCCAAAATACCAATGATAATCATCAGAATGAAATCATAAAGCATCATAGCTCCTGCTATAATCCCGTTCACAAGCCAAAAAACAAATTGCAAAATCATATTGATTACCCAGATAACGAAGTTTATAATCCCGAGAATCACATTCCAAATCATCATACCAAGGGCAAATATCGCTCCCATGATGATTCCTGTGGCTGATACGGCTGCGCCAGTAAGGTTGTTAAACCATGCAACCAAAGCATAGAATAGACCAATCAGAATAATGACTGCCATAACAATCAACATGATTGGGTTCATTGCCAAAACTGCATTAAAAGCAGCCATTGCAGCTTTCGCAACATTTGTAGCGATACTAAATAGATTGGTCACTATGCTTGCTGCGTTCATTGCGACTATATAAGTTCCTATAGCAATTGCTACAGCAATAATAATCGGTTGAATCACAGACCAGTTATCGATGACAAACTGAGCAATCGGCGCCAACATACTCCAAACAGCCCCAATCATATCCATAGCAAAGATAACCGCTTGAACGACATATTGAAGCACAGTGGCTACAATCTGGGCAAATTGTTGGAAGGCGGACGAGTTCACTATCTGATTTATCTTAATCGATATTGGCTCAAGCGCCTTGGTCACAAAGTTCAGGAAGTTCTGCCATGCCCTACCCCAAGTTAGGGGCATGTTGCGGAATTGTTGATCAATCGCTTCGCTTGCATCCAGCATAGCAGTTTTGACAATGTCGGCCGTAATCTTCCCGTCTGCTCCAAGTTTTTTAACCTCGCCACGGCTAACGCCTAGCTTATTGGCAATAGCTTGGATTAAGGCTGGTGAAGTTTCAGCTAGAGAACGCAACTCATCACCCTGCAACTTACCACTAGCCATAGCCTGAGTAAGCTGAAGCATGGCGCTTTTTTGTTCTTCAATACTTGCACCACCAACAACAAAAGATTTGTTCATAGTTTCCAAAAAGGCAATTGTTTCGCCGTTGTTTTGGAAAACATCGCCAGCTTGCATCCTCATCTTAGCGACACCGTTCGCCATGGTTGTATAGGCCGAGCCTGTACGTTGTGCGGATGTATAGATAGACTTTTGCAGCTCCTCTGTCGTCTGCGTGCTGTCACGGATCATATCTAAACGGGCGTGCATATTGGCATACTCGTCTGACATGCCTATAGCTTGTTTGGTAATTTTAGTAACCGCAATACTAGCTAAAGCAGTCTTTAGCAAGCCTTTCAAAGATACTAACCTACTTAATTTGTTAGAAGCGTTATTAGAGGCATTCCCTAAATCTATTAGAGCCAGTTCTTCTTTTTTGAGCCCTGCAGCTGCTAAAGTTGCACTATTTACAAATCTACCGTTAATATCAATGACTCGCCCGGCTTTATTTACAAAATATTGGCCAGAATCACCAGCTTTTTTCATAGCGGACTCTTGGGCCTTCATAGCTTTATCTATGCCAGAACCTGCGTTTTTAACACGCTCCATAGTAGCATAGATTTTATTTAAAGTGCCTGTGACTCTATCGGTCAAAGACATGGTTGTTTGTATATTGGCCAATAGAATCACCTCACTTCTTCATTTTTTTACGTTGTTTCGCCTCTTCGTGCATGACTGCAGCGAAAAAGGCTTTTTCTTCTACATCCATATTCACAAATTCACTAGGGCGAATGTAATAATTTACGAGGGCGAAGTAGGCAAGTTTTGCCTCCGCGTCCTCTTTTATTAGTTTTTTGCCTCGTCAACCTTGTCTTGGAATGTTTGGTTGATGCCGCTGAGTTCGGTCACAGCTTCCAAAATCAAGGCGCTTTCGCCCCAATTGAACATGGTACCGAATAACTCAGAAGCTCCCATTGTTCCATAAGAATCTTGCAATTCTTTATCGTTAAGGTCAGGAACCACGATAGACGCAATACAGATTTCACGGTTATACTTAACACCGTCAAATACACGCTCTTGGCGTCCATTGCGACCAGGCTTATTGACAAAGCAACGGTCATTGATTAAGTCCGCTTCACGAGCGCTCAACACTCGAATTTTAACTGGTTCCTCAAAAGAAGGAAGCAAGACATCCTTAGTCTCTTCCCCTTTTTTGTTTTGCTTCAAAAACGCTTGTAATCCACTCACCACTATTTCCTCCTTGTGTTAGTATGTAATTTCTTGGAATTCTGATAAGATATCAAAATCTTGGAATGTGAAGTCAGTTTCTTCATCAATGACCTCATCCGCTGATCCATCTAGTTTAAAGATAAGTGATTCTTTGAACAGAACACCTTTTAAAACAATTGTGTAACGGCCTGCACGAGATGTACGGTCTTCGTTGGTACACTTAATATCGATACGAGGCAACAAGCCGTTTTTAACGTATTCCAAAGCCATTTTCTTCAATTCAGGACGATGGTAATACATCTTCACAGTTCCTGTACCTTCTGCACCGACAATCTTACCACCCTTCATACGAGAGTTGAGAGGGGTAACATCAGCTTTTGTGTATTCAATTTTCGCTTCTAGAGAGATAAGCTCTGCTAGTTCATATTGCTTGTCATTGATTGTAAAGAAGACCGTTCCTTCTTTAGCAGACAAAGCATCCAATTGGTTCATAATAGCCATTAGCTAGTTTTCTCCTTTCTTAATCACAGATAACCGTCATGTACAAGATTTCCATAGCATCTGTCAAGACAACTGGCAAGTTTACCACAACTGATTCTTTAGTGATACCTTGTGAAATCTCAATATCTTTAGCTTGGTACTCCAAGGCTTGCTTTTGAGCAAGTGGGTCAAGGACCATTGTGATGATCCGTTGTTTAAACAGCTCACGACCATTCACGTTGTTTGGTACTTTACCGATGAAGTAGTTTTCAAAGATGTACTTGACGTTAGCATTGATATTATCCATAGTACGGACAAGTTTGTTCTTACCAAAAATACGGCTGTGTTCTGCCGTATAGCTAGTAAATGAGTTCACATCTGACAGGATAATAACTTTTTCATTTCGATAAGCAAAGATAAGCTGACCTTTGTTGATGAGCTTTTCAGCCTCTGCTTCATTCTTACGCTCACAGTCAATAGCTCCTGGATACGACTTGAATGTATTGGATTGCAAGCCAGCTCCTGCGTACTTACCAGCTACGAAGTATACACAGTCCTTAGCGCTTAGTTTCGTACCATCGCTCAAAGTAACCCCGTTACCCACTGATACAACACCTTCATCGTCAGCATCCGTGTAATCATTCAAGACTGCAATGACTGAACGACCAGCGTCACGCCATTTCTTGATATGAGCCGTAACAAGTGCTTTTGTTGCACTTTCATCTGTACCCAGAGCCAAGACACGGAAGTCTTGAGTATCGAGTGCATTTAGGAAATCTTCAACCTCTGAATTGGTTGTAGCACCATCGGTACCACCTTCAAGCAAGATTGTTTTATCTTCTGTTGTTAAAGTACCCGTTACATTCACATAGTCATTCTTAAATGGCAAGGCTGTGATGATTTGTTTATCAACTTCTTTTCCGAAGAAAACGGTTGTTACCTCAAAACCAGTCTCGACTTGTTTCTTGAAGATAACATGAATATGGTTACCAGCCAATCCTTTGTATTTAGCTGTAACGACCATGTCATTTTCTGTTTTCGTTGCCTGAACCCCAGTGTTGTTCACACCATTGTAGACAAGGACCTTACCAGTTCCTTTCAAGGCTTCACGAATCGGAAGAAGTTCATCAATCGGTTTACCAAATAGGCGACGGAAGTTGCTTGTACCATCAACAAGTGTGAAGGCACCAGGCTCTCCCCAAGATCCAGCAATCATAACTGCTGCAATCGTATTGTCTTCCAAAGGAATAATCACATCATCTCTTGATACGAAATTGATGTAGGCCTTTGGAACTCGTTTATTCTGTACTGTCCATTGTGCCATTAGTTAGCCACACCCTTTCTCCAGTCTTCTAAAATGCGTCTTACTTCTGCTAGTGAGTATGACTGGTCATCTTCTAGCAAAATGTTTAACAAAGTTGCATCATCTTCAAAATACTTGAGTAGTGCCTCTTTGCCAAATTTATCTTCAGTGGTTGGCACCACTGGCTCGGTTACATAACCTACTTCTTCATTCATTTCCATGAGAAGTTTCACCTATCCTTTCTAATATTTGCATTGTCGGTTCTTCTTCAACCCATCGAACGTATCGAGTGATTGTAAATGTGCATATCAAATCATTCGCATTGTATTCCACCTTCAAGTCATTGATAGGGTACTTATCCCCTAAATAACGAAAAGAAGGCGAATTAAACACCGTCTCAATCTCCTCAAACTTCTGGTACAAGTCGGTTGTTTTTTCGGTGTAGTAATGCAGCAAGACAATAAAAACCTGCTTATCGTTTTGGTTGGCCAACCGCTTACGAGTCACAGGTTTCACATCTACAATAAAACAAGGTGTTTTCAATCCTTGCTGGATTTGTTCGTCATACACCTTGCACCCAAACACATCTTTGAGTTGCTTGATGACGAGTGGTCTAATACTATAATCCACCTAGTTCCTCCTTTAGCCTCTCTTCGATTTGTTGCGTGATTTGTGGGATTTTCTGTTTAATCTGTTCTTCTGTCAGTCGCATCATAAAGCGCCCTTCTACCCAAGGATTGACCAAGCGCTTGCCAATTGCAGGAACATATCGCCCTACTTTCTGACGGTGTCCGCTTTCGACGAAAGAAGCATACTCCATAGGGTTAAATGCGATAACCTCGTACACATTCCCATTTTTGCTTACTTCCATCTTCCATGATTGATTGAGCTTACCAGTTAGGCCCTTTGGTGTTCGTTCCTTAACCTCTTTCAAAAAGGCTAGGCCGATATCTTTAGCGGCCTGCATAAACTCAGAATCAATGATTGCCTGAGCCCGTTCGAGCCGTTTCAAGAACTCTTGAACATCACTATCATCATAGCCACTCATGTCGTCTTACCACAATTTCTTGATGTGTGACATAGACCATCGGGTCTTCACTGGTCAAGTATTTAACACCGTCCACGATTAATTTACTACCAGCCTTGATAGCAAATTTAGGCGAACAGAAAATCTTGTGTTCTGTCTTGAGTTGGTGCGCTTCGTCCTGCTCAGTATTCACTAAGTTACGAACAGAGACACGACAGGGAACTTTCTTGTAGATTTCTTTGAACTCTACAAAGTCAGCTCCGTTTGGTTTCGTACCCTCGACAGTAGCAAACACATCCATCTTTTTATCATAGGTCCATTCAATACTTGGTTTTGCCCGAGATAGGACATCATTGATATTCATCCTACCACCTCAACTTTCTGAACCGCTGTAACTGGCTGGTAAAGTCCAGCAAGACACTTTCGGCCCGTCTAGCAAGGTCTGACTTAGCCAATTCGACACGAGTATCTCCAACGGAAATATTCTTGCCTTGGACAGCTTGGTCAGGATTACAAATAACATAAACCATCTGAATGGCCACAAATCGCAACTCTAAAGGAAAATCCTCACGATTACAGTAGTTAAGAATGTTCTGCATGATTTCATCGACCACTAACTCTTCTGGATAGCATGAATAACGTTGTTCATACAAGTCAATCAGAGCTTGTCTAGCATCTTCGTTATGCTTTTGAATTTCTTCCGATGTTCTCTTCTCCATCAGCAGAACCTCTCTTTCTACTTATCGTCTTTAGCCAATTTCTTAGCCAATTTGTCAAGCTCTGCTAGAGCCTTATCACGTTCAGCAAGGGCTTGGTCACGTTCAGCAACTACTGCTCTGTACTCTTGAATAGTGTAAGTGCGTCCGCCAGTAGCAGATTCAACTACAGCATACTCACCGTCACGAATTTCGACCACATCATAACCATCTTCCAAGAAGGTTACTTTTTCTAGTTCGTCAATGTTGAGGACACGGTTATCCTTTTTTACTGTTAACATTTTCTATCCTCCTTTTTTAAGGTGCGACGACAAATGCTAGGCCTTCATGCTTAGTCTTGAATAGCAATACATCATCGTAAGATTGTTCATAATACAAGTAGTTACCACTTGAAGCAGCACTTGGTGCGTCAAGCCCTACGAATTCATATTTTTGCGGTGCTGCCATACATGGAATATGAATCAAGAAGAAATGGATTTGTTTAGCAGTTGGGTCAACCTTAGCGCCATTTGTGAAGTTGTACACGGTCTTCATGCGATCAGATGGAATAGATGGTTCAATCGTCACATCGTCCAAACGACCAATAGAACGGTCAATCACTGTCCCTTGTCCGTGGATATTGACTGTACGGCCAAATTGCTTGATGTTCTTGATCATACGTTTAACTGCTGGGGTACAGAAAATAACACGACCTTCTGCTGGTACTCCAGCTTCGTCCATTTGTTCCATCAACTCATCGAAGGTTGCGAGGAAGTTTTCCTCAGTCAAGTTCAATGACTTAATTTGTTTACTTTCTGTATCAAGTTCTTTCTTACGAGAGAACAATTTAGATACCATGAATTTATCCATTTCTGGAACTTTTTCAGTATCATTGAATGTTTTAGTGATGTTAGCAATGGAAGTAACGTAGTTAGTTTCATCAACATCTGATGGGTCTACTAATGTTGACCAGTAACGCTCGTTAGTCAATGTGTATGTTTCCCATTGGTTTTCATAGTTAGCGTCAATATTCGTAATCGTGCGACGTGTACGATCTTTACGCCCTTCCTTAATCAAAAGCCGTGGTACTTTAACTTCTTTAGCCCCTGTGAATTTCAAAAGCGTGTTTGATGGAGAGTTCCAAAGTTTTTGAGTGAATAACAATCCGTTTTCACTGTAGCGGGTTTGCAAACCTTGTTGGTAAGATTCTGCATAGTTCAATGTTGCTGGCATATCTGTTCCTCTTTTCTATTTTTTGATTATAGATCTGACGTAAACGCATTAATCATCTGCGTTGTCAGGTCGTTAGCAACTGTTTCTTCTTGTGTTGCCCCTTGTGGCTTAGCACCAGCGATGTGTGGTTCTACAGCCTTTTCTGGAGCAAATAAAAAGCCTTTAGATTCCTTCAAAGCCGTCAACTGTTCATCTAATCCAGTCACCGCTCCGTTATCACCTAATCCCAATTTAGACTTATCTAGTAGACTAGACACGATCCCAGCGTCATGGACCTGACCGCTCAAATGCATTTCAATAGCATGATCTAGTTGCATTGTCTTAAGTTGTTGTTCATGTTCCTTCTGTTGTGTCTTGTACTTGCTGTCCAAGTCTGAGTATTTTTGTTGTAGGTCAGCATTGCCCTCAGCGTCTTTTTTGAGCTGTTTCATGTCCTTATCACGCTCTTTCAACTGGTCCTGCAAGCCTTTGGCATTATCTTCTGCAGCAGATACCTTTGCTTGTAGGTCCTGTGTTGATTTCCCGTGTTCAGACATAACTGCTTCAACTTGTTCTTCAGTCAATCCTAACTGTTCCAAAAATTTACGATTCATTTCTTTTCCTCCTGTACGTTTGTTTAACGTGGCAACGACCACGACATTTTGGTAAAGTAAAAAAGCCTTTTAACGCCATGCTCAGGGCGAAAAGAAAACCGCCTCGATTTCGATGCGGTTAGGTTATTTATTTTTCAATTGTTTCAGTTTCTTTTTGCATTCAATTCCGACTTTTAGAGTTGGGAATACTGCTGAGATTACTTCGAATGATTTAATTATTACGAACAAAATTAATGCAAAAAATATAATCTGATCTAGTAAAAACGATACCCAATCCAAAATAAACATGTCTTTATTCCTCTACTTTTTCGTATGTTTCTTTAAAGATGTCAGGTTTACATGGATAAAACTCGCCTTCCACACCTTTGATGATATAATCTCCTGTTTTTGCGATCATGACACCCTCAAGTGTTTTAATCTCACACCATGCTGGATTTTTATTCCACTTGCCACTATCGTGAATGATAATCTCATTCCTTGTTACTGCGTCCCAAAACCAATCTTCTTCAATCAAACAACGTTCATTAAGTTGAACTGCCTCAATCACTACTGGTCTTTTACGATATTTCATTTCTCAATCCTTTCTGAGTACGAAAAAAGCACTTAGATTGCTCTAGGTGCTTTGGTAATTATTAATAAGCAAATTCAAGTTTTGGTTTTATATCTTGATAAAGTTTTAAGATTTCAGGAGGAGTATCCTCACGGAAAATAAATTGTTTCTTTCCTGAAATAGTTTTATCGCCGACAATCCAGTGGCGGATTTGTTTTGTAAAAATCAAAACTTCTTTGCTAGGCATAGCCATTACTTCCATGATAATACCTCCTTGACTTTATTTAACAGATTTGGGTCTGTAACCTTATCTCCCAATACCCCTACTTCAGCAACCAACTCATTGATGTTATCGTTGTAAAACGCAATAGCTGCATTATCGCTAATACTATAAAGATAATTATAGTCATGTTTCAATTGTTCCTTGACATATGACACTAATGGGGAGTTCAATTCAGACATTGCTTGTTCGACACTATTATACCGCTTTTTGTTGGCTTTGTAAAATGCTTTAGCAGAGTCCCAATGTTTTTTATGCGTTAATTCATGAACCATAGTATCTGTAATATTTTGAGCGGCAAAATAATTATCAGATAGAACTTTAGCAAATTCTATTTCCGAATGAAGTGCATCACTCACAAATAGAATATCCTGTTTATAATCATACCCAGCAAAACCAGGTAGTCTTGATTTTTTCAAAAAAACAACTGTTGGAGTTGGAAAATCATTTAATTCCTTAAGGCTTGATTGGACATTAAAAACAGTATCTCTGATTTTCTTTGTGTTATCTTGTACCCAAAAATCAAAATCCGTTCCATTCAATTTTTTTGTTTTAACTCTGATATCATTTCCAACTGCAAAAGAGCGCTGTTTAGCCATTAAGTCCATTGTAAACATATCCTGATTATACATCTTTTCCCTGTCTTTCGCAAACAGTTTTTCTTTAACCGCTTCCCCTTCACGCTCCCATCCTGCAAAGATTTCGTCCAGGGAACGTTTCTCTTTTGCCATTTTTACAGGGGCGTTATTTAGTAATATGTCAAGATACGGACTAATCTGTTCTGCTTCTTCTGTCCTGTCAGTCTTATCAGTCTTGCCTTTCTTATCAGATTTGACTGCAGGCCTGATAGTAGAACGGCAACGGACATGGAAAGGCGGTGCAGTTCGCCCTGGTTCGTATTCCTTAACAGGATAAACCTCGTGATTTTCTAACCTGCAAATCTCACTTGTACGACTGTCTAATACCGCTACGATTTCGTAATGGTCGCCACCTAATTCCTTGATAGTATCTAGCGTCGCGAGGTTATTATAAAAGGTCGTCTCAGTCCTGACAAGCGTGTCTGCTCGATGATATGCGACTCCTGTACGCTCAGAAAGAGCCCTAGCCATTCTATCAATAGACCAGCCACCTGTTAGGCCTTTATTGATTGTATCACTGATAGATTTATAAACAGCTTCATCATGCCCCCACACATTTGTTGAGAATGTTTTACCACTCCAGTTACTAGCCATCTTATGCTTAACTGCATCTACACCTAATATTGGTTTCTCGATGATTCCAAAATGTGCCAAGTTCTTAGCTTGATGTATTTTACCTTTGATGTAGACGTCACTCAGAGCCTCTGTGACCTTGTCATGTATGCCCTCTGGCTTTCCGTATAGCTCAGCCGTCAGACGCTCAATTTCGGCAAGCAAAGCCTCCTTGCGACTAATACGATGACGATAGCCCAAGGCGTCCAACAGTGGTGTCGGTGTGTCAGGATTTAAAGCCATCTCACGGAATCTTTCAAGAGTTACATTCTTGAACTCTCTACGCTCTTTATCTGTAAGATATTGCTTGGCCTCTGCGTGAGTCATTTTATTATCAACTGCATACCTGGCATAGAACTTCTCGATCTCAGAAACCAGCTGGTGTTTATAATCTGCTAAGGATTGGCCAATTTGTGCCATGTACCTATCAGCAACTATCTGAGCGTTTTGTTCCTGTTGCAAAGCACGCTCAGTCCAATACTCATCTATCTTTTTCTTGTTCTCGGTCGTCATGATCTTCATCTACCTTTTTGAAATTGGTCTGAGAGTATGGATCTTGTCCTTGTTCCTGTTGTTCTTTCAATCGTTTCTCAACCTCTGGTTGATACCATGGATGTTGTTCCCGAATACTTAGGTCGTCTAAGATGCCGATTGAGTTTACACAATCTTGAATAGCTTCAGACTCATTTGAAATGATGTCACGGTTAAAGACATAAGTAAATTTAGATGAATCAAACGCTACTCCTTTGTTAGCTGCATACTGTTCTACAAACCAAAGAAATTGCTTGATACCTTTTTGAAACTCATTTTCTAGCTCATTACAGTCCAAATCAAGGTCTGTATAACGCCATTTGAGAGCCTGACCGCTTGCATTTCCTAGATTATCATCTTGGGTATCAATGGCTCGTGCAGCCTCATACAAGAACTTACGAGAGCGTTCAATATCTGCTTCAACTCCGCTAGTGTCATTGTCTGCTTGCAGGGTATCTACACCACCATCACTAGAAACCTTGATAGAGCGGAACTTATTCAGATTATTCATGAACTCGCCCAAGTCTGCACCCTGATAGTTTTTCAAAACATAAATCAACTTCGGCATATCTGCCAACATATCAGCGTTAGTTGACATTTGAAGTTGAATATTATCAATCAGAGACTTAGTTTGGACTAAAAGACCGTCCTCATACTCGTTGTAGCGGAACGGAATCAGAGGGACTTTCTCCCAAGTATAAGGAATCCGTGTGCCATCTGCATTGACATAATAAAAATTCCCCTTGGTCTCCTTAGAAAGTGGATTGAGTTCGAGGTGTGAACCTGTCCAGATATAATCTGTAATTCCTTGTTCATCGTAGTATTCTACAAAGGTTTTAGTCTTCTTCACTCCGCTTTCGTAGACAGCTTGTTTGTAGACACGTACAAAGGCAGATAGTTCTAAATGACGCTCGTCTTTCCAAAAAGGGATAATTTGTTCACTTGGGATTTTAAACAAGCGTAGACGACCATTCTCGTCGTAATAAGGCAAGCCATAAGCTATTCCTTTCATCACTGCTTCCTTACCGAGTGACTTAATCGTAGATAAAAGGTCCTCGTCAAACACGCTGTCTAAAAAGTCTTGTGATTCTTCTCCTTCAAGAGAGATTGTTGGTTTTTTAGAAAATAAATAACCGACCTTCTGGTCTACCAGTTTCTTAAATAAACCTAATTCAATCCTTGAATTCGTCCGCCAATCCACATCTACTTTCTTATTTCGAATATCCGTGCGATTTCGATAGTAGTTGTAAGCCTCTTTCATCGTGCTTACTTTCTCAGAATTCTGGTGTTCTTTTATCTCAATCTCTAGTATTTCGTTTTGGGTTGTATTCTTAATCAACAACCGCCTGATTAACCATTTAAACCAATTACTCAACATTTCTCCTTCTCCTACCAGAATGATATTCCTGGCTGTCTCATATCGTCTTCAAACGCATATCTTGTAGCGTCGATTGTGTGGTCATTTACTTCTTCTAGCTTGGGTTTGGGATTTCCATCACGGTCAACTGCATAGTCGGCGCTTTCGAATTCTCTTGCGATATTCGGTGTGCGTTCCGGATCTATCACAATTGCATCCAAATCATCCAACCAGCGTTCTCCATACTCTCTACTGTCAGGACCTTTCTTAGCGCCTTGAACAAGCGGAATATTTAGCTGCAGTTTTAACTCATCAATCGACTTAGGTTCTGCGCTATCACAGGTTATCATCTGAGATTGATAGCCTTTTTCACGGATTCTTTCAGCCAATTCACGGTTACTAATCTTCACGCCATAAATCTCATCGATAGCGTAGATAACTCGTTTCTTCTTGTCGTAATGCCATCTTACAAAAGCCAGAGGGTCATTAGCATATCCAAAGTCGTTACCTTGCCGAATGTTATCGAACCTTGCTATCTCTTCATCTGTAATCTTGCGGAATACCAGATTTTCAAACGGTGCTACACCAGAACCGATAGCCTCTCCCAGATACTCCCAACGATAACGCTTCTCTGAACGCTCTCTCGTGGCCTCTGCTTCTTCTATAAAGGCTTGGGATATATATGGGTTATCCAAGTAAGTGGAATGGTGTACGTGGGTATTAGGAGGCTGTATGACGCTTTCATATTTCTTATTCACCCAAGATTGTTTTCTTTTTGGAGGATTGTAAGAGTAAAAGAATTTATAAAAAAGACCATCAGCCAATTCTCCACGAAGAAGGGAGTTGGTGATTGTCTTTACTTCATCTTCAGTTTTAAACTCAGCAAGCTCTTCAATCCAGCCGATTGCGAATGGAAAACGGCTGTCTTTCAAGGATTTAATACGCTCTGGATCTTGTGCACCACGGAAGATAATATAATTTCCTCTTGGGATATAGGTTATCTTCAAAGGGGACTTATTAATCTTAAATAAATGGCTGACCCCTTGCTCACTAATCGCCCATTTCAATTGCTCATAGACTGATTGTTCTAGCGTATTATCTGTCTTACGAATACACACGGCATTGACTGGATAGCGCATAATCAGTTGAATGATAGTGTGTCCGAGGTCGCTTGACTTACCAGAGCCACGCCCACCTTTTTCAACCACATGTAAGATTTTAGGGTCAAACGCTGCACGCCACATAGAGTAAAAAGCCTTTGGGATAAATTCGCTCATTCTACGCTTCATCGCTAACTCCTATATCATCAACGAATTGAACAGCCGAAGACATCTCGATTTCTTTTCTCTCTAAATATGCTCCATTCACTTTGAATATGTGGTCCAGAGAGCGTTGCCTTTCTTCAATCGTCGGAGTAAATTCATAAGTCGTTTCAGATACTTCAACACCTTCAGCAGTCTTTACAGTTTTTTTAGAATATCCTTGTTGAGTTTCCCCTCTAGCAATACTAGCAGAGATTGCCAAGGCTTCTGCGATTGACATCGAACGTTCGTCAAAAAGTTCTTCTGTACGTTTTTTGATGTATTCAGAAATGTCAACTTTTGTCAACAATCTTTGTCCTATAGACCTCGCTGTTTTATCAGAATACCCTGCTTTTATTGCAGATTGTGTTGCGTTTCTACTGATGATGTACTCATCAGCGAAGTGTTTCTGTTTATCGTTCATTTTCCATCACCACCTTTCAAATAATCAAAAAAGCCACTCAAAGAGTGACTGTATGCGGTAAGTGGGTGCCTCCCCCACCAGAGCCTTATATAGCGCTACTTTATCTCTGTCCTACAGGTTAATCAGCCTAAATCTAATTACCGCCCTGTACCCCCCTATTGTGATAGCTACTCACAGAGATACAATTGGAACAACAGGACTCGAACCTGTGACATCATCCGTCTACCATATATCCATTAACCAGCATGAGACTACTGCTTTAAACGAGTGACTTTTGATAACTTATAGTTTATTATCTTGTCCACAAATATTCCTACTTGTATCACTCATGCACGATTGGTTAGACCAATCACTCCTTACATCACAAACTACTAAGCCATTTTTCAATTAACGAAGACCCCGCTAAAAGTCTAAGCTGCTTTACTCTTTGACTTTACTCTCATCCTTGCGAGACTTGAGTAGGCAATCTAATTGCCGAAGTACACTTTCGTTTGTGACGGGCGATGACTTTTGCTTTTTTTCGAATTTTTTCTATCTTGAATAGCTTTAAAATATAAAAATCATCTTTCATCTATCACAGACACGCATCGCCATGTGTTTCATTCTCTTTTGAAGAACAAAATGCACAGCGCCTGCTTGTTATCGATTGTTTTGCGGACAATCGACTCACCTTACATACTTTTGGGAGGCACCCAATTTTTGTAAGATATGGTATTAAGCTCTTGTTGCACCTCGAACCAAATACCTCTTTCCTCTTATAGACTCGTTTCACAGCCAAACTGCCACGTTTGCATTTCCTCAGCACCTTGCCGTTGGAATCTCTCTACTTTAACTTCGCCTACCTATTCCAAAACTGAAATAGTTAAGATTAAATTGCTTAGATTGACCATTACTGGCAGGATGTTTGATAGATTTAAAAACATCCTTTTCCTGAGTTACCACAGATTATCTAGGCTAAGCCCTAAAAATGCAAGGCGACTACTACCTTGCGTGTTAATTAGAAATCTATTTTGAAATGCTTTCTTTTTTTATTTTTTGTAGTCATTTAAAACCTATGAGGGAATCAAACCCTCTAGCTTA